TTTTGCTTCCTAAATTCATCGGTATGAAAATAGCAGTCTTACCGTCAATAACTATTCCACACCCTAAAGTTGGTTTCTTTGCATATACTTTACCGTATGCCATTGCATAGCTTCTAACATCAATACCACAACCTACGTTCATACCGAAAATAATATCTCTATCCGATGCTGAATAATTAACACCACCGAATGAATGAATATGTCCTATTACCGTCGATTGTCTATTATCTCTAGCACGATTAATTGCACCTTGCGCACCACTTGAACCCGTTCCATGAATGTATAATGTATTATCTATTTCGTGAGAATATGCCCATTTCCAGCCTTCGGGATATCCTAGCATTTCGTTATACGTTTTAAACATCGACTTCGGTAAACCTGCCGTTTGAAGCTTTCTAGTCGGTAGGCTTGAATGATTGCCTATGCAACCGTAAACATTCGGGAACGCTTCATGCCATTTAACGTGGTCTTTTCGTGCAAGTTCTAATTCATTACCTGCACTTTCACCGTCTGGGTCTGATTCATGATAGCTAATTGCATGAAAGTCGGTATCATCTCCAATATCTACAATCGTAGAAACTTGAAACTTATTAAATACTTCATATACAAAAGCAAAATAGTCTGGGTGTGTGAAAGGAGCGTGTCTATCTCCAATTATACCCACTACGTTTGAATTACGAAAAGATTTAATCAAATCGTATTCGTTTGAGTTTAATCTAGGTCTATACATTGTTTGTTTTTTTTAAAACAAAGATACTTATTTTATCAAATAAAATAGTAATGTTGAAAAGCTATTAAAATATAGCTGGAAAAATTCTTTTAATAAATTCTGTTATTTGCCACCCACCTGTTATACCTACACCGATTAGAGTATAATAAACGTATTTAAACTTATTTTGAATAGCTGATATTTCTTCCGTGTTTTTTTTAGTTTGTTGTTTTAAACCTTCACCGAAATACTCACTTCCTAAAATAGCATCTTCAATAGTTTGCACTTTGTGCGACAAGTTGCGTAATTCGTCAAATACCTTTTCTAATGTAGCGCTTTCCTTTTGTGTCATTACCCGTTATCAATTAAAGGATAATCGGAAGGCACAGCGCATCTATCGGCAACGTAAGGCAAAGCAAGTGTAATTGAAGCTTGAACTCCTGCGACAAGGTCTGATAATCGCTCTGTAAAGAAGTTAATATTAACCGTATTACCTAAAGTAAAGTCGAAGGTATCGCTTCTTAATTGTGCTATTATATCTTGACAAACAAGCATCTGGTCGCTTATAACATCATCTTCATTCTTTTCATCTTCGAAAACTAAATCAGCGAATATAATCGACAAAGAAAGGTTAAAAGTTTTACCAGTTACGTTTGAACTTTCGATTGTGCAATACATTAAAGGATAAGTAATTGATTTACTTTCTCCTAATTCCCAAACATCGCCCCAACCGAAGTCGTTTATTTGCTTGTGGTCGATTGCTAAATTATTTAACAGACTTTTTACTTCCTTGATTGTCATTTTTTACAGTGCTTAAATAAGTCTTTAACTTAACTACGTTTTTGTTACTATAATCTTTTGCCATTAATCTCTATAATCTTTACCTAATGCACCGAATTGTGATTGATACATATCCGAATAGTTTTTATAATCTCTTTCTGTGCCACCTAAAAACATTCCTGTCGAATAGCTTGAGCCGTTCGGGTGGATAATATCAACACCAATTCCAGGATTGTTATACAAAGGATAATCGACTATGTTTTCGCAAAGGTAGTTTGTAATTCTTTGAGCGTACCATTCGGCTTTATTCTTGTAATAATTCATCAAGTCGAACAACTCACCTAAAGAAGCTTCATTTGAATTTTCGCTATTTTTTCTAAGCACGTTTTTATTAGTCATTTTAAAACCTAATGACATAACCATTTCACTTGCTACATACCAGCAAATACAATCCGTTACATATAAGTCAAGAAGCTTTTTATTTAAACCAGTCAAAGTATTATCTTCTATTTGTTCTTGCAGTTCTTGATATAAGCCAGTGCCTAAGATAGGCTCAATATACATATCTTGCGTCTGCTTGATAGTCGGTCTTATCAGCTTCGGGTCTACATTGTCTTGTAATAAAGACCTATCTTTTAGCGTCGTTTCGCTTATGAATAAAATATTTGCGCTCATTATTTCTTAATTACAACTTGTTCAACCCAACGATGTCTGCAATACGGTGTAGTCACTCCATTTCTAGGATTAGTATAAAACCCTCCACGTCTTTGCCATACCGAATAACCTAACCTTTGACTAATATTTTGAATTTCTTTTCTTGAATAAATTTTATCTAAATTAATTAAGTTTTCACAAAACTTGCGTGTAGTAGGAATAATTGGTGCGCCTAGTCCTGGAGTTACTTCATACGAATATCTGATTTGAATATCTGCTATCGGACGACGTGCCGACTTTTGCTTTTTACCTTCGTCGGTTATTTCACGGCTTATTACTTCGCTTCCGTTATCATTAAAAGGCTTAACGTTTATTAATCTATTATTTTCTAAAGTAGACAAAGCACCTATTATGACTTGTCTATCTACTTTTAAAGCCGTCACCATATCGTCTACGGTAGTCAAAGGATTTTTTTGTAATAAGTCTAATATCCCACTTTGTACATTTGTGATTATAATATCAATATCAGCGAATTCTTGGTGTGGTATCGGCTCAAAATTAGCGTCAAATTGAACACGTCTTGATTTAATTATATTATAATCACTTCTTGATTCGCCGAAGTCTGCAAAAATAGATATTGCAAAGTCATCGTCTTGTTCGCTAAATGCTTGACTAGAAACTTCTGGTATTACTTCTCCTTCTTGTTTTGGTGTTAATCCTATTAATGCACGAATTTCGTTTGGTGTCATTGATTCAAGCACCTTGTTAGCAACTAAAGGACTTAATGAATTGATTCCATTAATGACATCTTGCTGCGAACTTTCTGTTTTGCTTTCTAACATTGGCAAACCTAGCTTTTCACGAATTTCGTCTTGTGTCATATTAGCAGAAACAATCGCTTCGCTAAATTCAAAACCAATCGGCTCGGTGTGCTTGATATGAAATTCTGCAGTTATACCAAACAAAGGTAAAATGTAACCTAACCAACGCTCAATGAATTGTTGTTTACCACTAACATAAGTATTTTGGAATATCTCGTAAGCAGTTCTCATTTCGTTTCTAACACCTAAAGCACCTTCTTGAGAGATACCAAACAAAGAAGCTGAAGTAATACGATGACCGCTAAAAATTTCTTGCTGTATCGTCTTATTTAGCATATCAAATTGCTTATCTAAATCGGAAGCTGATAAGTCAATCACGGTCGGTGCTTTCGCTGGGTCGTTATTAAAATTAATAATAAATTTACCAGCGTTCTTTTCGCCTGAAAACTTTTCTTTTACTTGACGCTCTATTTTACGCTGTTCTTCTTCCGTAGGTATTCCATTGTTAAAAGATAGCATCTTTGAAGGCATCATTCCGTTATGAATAGCATTCAAATGAAATTCGGAAACAGCGACATCTAACTCGATATAATTTAAAGCACCGTGATAAGAAGGCAAAGTATAAGTATTTACACCTGGTCTATACTCTTTTAAATAAATTAATTGTTTACCGACTTTATTGTCTAGATTAAATGCTGAAATTCCTTCAATATCGCCAGGCTTTGCTTTTAAATCCCACTCGCTTGAAATATAAAAATAAGTATTATCAGCGTTTGAACGAACCTTTGCATAGTCTACATGGTAAAGAGAAACGGCATCGCCAAAATGATTGTAAATAATCTCTAAATAGCAACCACCAAAAGTTTCAATATCTAAAGTTATCTTGTCTAAGATATCGTTTATATTTTCTTTTGAGCGATTAATAGGTTTATTTGCTAAATCTTGATTTGCTTCGTCGTCAAATACAATACCACCACCAGCGATATAGTTAGCCTTACCGTTTACGATTGCGTTATGTTTTGCCGAAGTGTTTAGCAACGAAAGCAAGTGTGAAGGGTATTTATTATCTTCACCGTAGCTAACCCAATCTTGATTACGTTTTTCTATAAACTTCGGTTGTGAATATTCGCTAAAATTAATCGCTATTAAATTACTCATTTCTTTATATTTTTATTTCCTTGCTCGTTTGTCGTGTACTTCTTTAGTCCTAATCTTATTAACAACTCATTTACTATAAAATTGTCATCTTTGCCCCACTTATCAAGCGTTTCTTTTTTTATAAATATAACTTCTTCAAAACAAATACAATTATTTGCGTCACATATTTGACAAATGATATTAACACCTTCACAAAACAAGTCGTAACGAAAAGAAAGAATGTTCACCGAATTAATTTTTCGTGAAATATTGCCAACTTTTAATTCCGTATCTAAAACTCTAATTTTCATTACTTACACACTACTTACACACTAGCTTCCCACGGTAAAGGCAAAGTAACCTCAACTGGATTAATCTGTAAATCAATATTAGCCTCTAAGCTTAATTGCATTTCTTCGACAGGTAATATTTGCTCTAACCACGCAATTACCTCTTCTTCCGTTACATCTGCATAAGGTGTAAAGTTTTGAGGATTAGGCTGTGCCACGCTTGATGCTCCATAAGTTTCTGCAAAGTATGTTTTATCGCCTTCTACTTTTGTAGCATTATAGCGCCAATGTATCATATTGATGACGTTTGGTAATCCTTCTAACTCCACTGCGCAATTTAATTGCGATATTACCCACTGAAAATTTGTTTCCATATTATTTATTTATTAATGCTTTTAATTCTTCTATTTGTGATTGTTGTTCTTGAATTGCTTTTACTAAAACAGGTACTAATTTTGAATAATCAACTGACTGCATTTCTTTAGCATCTTTTTTTCCTGTTACTGCATAAGGTATTATTTCTTGTAACTCATGCGCTAAAACTCCGTGCATTCTTGACTTATCTGATTTCCATTCGTAATCATAAGTTTTTATATTATTTACTAATGATAAACCAGAATAATCTTTTAAGTCTTGTTTTAAACGGTAATCCGACATTATATTATAAGATGTGGTAGTACCATTTGTAAAAATTGAACCAACCGCCCCGTTTGCATTTGAAAAAACCAAATGCCCTTCTGAACCAGTTCCAGTTCTTACTGAATGTAATGTATAACTTGTTGCCGATGAGTTTACTTGCCTTGAGCCAAAATCATTAGATGTTGTTCCTATTAGTACGTTACCACCTGAGGTGATGCGCATACGTTCTGAGCCAACTTTAAATAGAATTCCTGTATAATCATCTCCACCTTGTATTTGATAATTAGTATTAGAATCTCCAAATTGAATTACCCCTTGATTTGTTGTTCCAACACCACCAGCTCCATTTACAATCACTGCAGATATGCTTGAACTATTGCTATAAAATCTACCTTGACCATTAACGTGCAGCAATGAGCTCGGACTTGTTGTACCTATACCTACGTTACCTGTTCCACTTTGAATAGTGAAAGCAGTAGTTGCCACATTATCAACTGTAATTGCATAATCATTACCTGTAATAATACCTGCT